GGAATAAATGGAAAATTTAATGTTTTGGGGAATGTTTATTGCTTGTTTGCTGATTTCGGCTATGACATTTTATATTATGTACTCTCAAGCGATGGTCAACAGAGATTTGAAAAGAAAATACTATGACTTAAAACAAGAAATTTTAAGAGTTTTTGGTTGGGATGAATATGACTGGGCAAATAATTTTAGGGATTATGCTCGCAAAGTTGAAGAACTTATAAAGTTTAAAAAAGAAATTGAACAACTTGAAATTATTAAAAAAGCATTAGAAGTCAAAAGTTTGGAAGAGTTGCAGAAGAAGAAAGAACAGATTGAAAGTGTAATCAAAACGCTAGAAAAATGAGGAGGTGGAGTGAGGATATGACGTTCGTTGAACACAATAACCGTCAGAAAGCCAATAAATTTGCTGAGTATGTGACAGGAAAGCCTTTGCGAGAATACTTAGCAAACAAAGTAAAACAATATTGTGGTGAGAATGTATCTGTCTTTGATGGCGCTGCAGGCTCTGGCCAGCTGGAACAGTTTATCAGTATGACTGATTTTTATGCGGTAGAAATTCAGCAGGAAAGTTGCGAAGCATTGAAAACGAATTTTCCTCACGCAACAGTTAATAATCAAAGTTTCTTTACTCATCAATCTGATATCCAGGTTGATGCAATTGCAATGAATCCGCCTTATTCTCTGAAATTGAAAGATTTACCAGAAGAAGACCAACAGGCTATTAAAGAATTGTATCCGTGGAAAAAATCAGGTGTTGTTGATGATATTTTTTTGTTGAAGTCACTGAATTATACGAAACGATACGGATTCTATATCATGTTTCCTGGCATCGCTTATCGTCAGTCTGAAAAGAAAATGAGAGAGCTGGTAGGGAATAACCTTGTTGAATTGAACGTGATTCAAAATGGATTTGAAGACACATCTATCAACGTGATTTTCTTAGTTATTGACAAAGAGAAAAATAGTCCTGAAATTTCAAAAGAAATTTATGACTGTAAGACCCGAAAGATTGAATACCAAGAATCTGATACATTAGATTCGGATTTTAGATGGGTTGCGCCAAGCAAGCCTTTAGAGAAAGAAGAGATAGACATTGACCAAGTAAATGCAGAACTAGACCAAATGGCAATTGATCACCTTGAAAAACATTTAGCTAGTCAATTGATATTGATTCAGTTTTTCAACGCAGATATTGATTTAAAATCTTTCATAACAAAGTGCCATAAGGTTTTAGATGATTACTTGTTGATGTACAATTTTGCAGTAGGAGTAGAATGAAACCAGATAAGATAACAACGTGCGGATTGCTAGAAGTTTGCGAGCTTATTCCAGGTACTAAAACGAAAGAAACAGACGGACCTTATTTTATCTATGGTGCTGGCATGAATGCAAAGGGACCTACAGATAAATTCAATTGTGAGAGCAACACAATCCGCTTGACTCGTAAGGGTACAGTTGGTGCTGTTTATTTCCATCGAGATCCATTTTGGATGGAAGAAGCTAGTTTTAAAGTTGAGCCAAAAGAAATGATAGATAAGCGATATTTATTTCACTGGCTGTTAATGAAGCGTGAAGAAATAGAGCGATGCGCAGACGGATACAATCAGCCAGGCTTGTCGCTAGCTAGATTGTCAAAGATAAAGATTGACGTCCCTGATATGGAATATCAGTTAAAGGTTGTTAAGTTGTTAGATGAAATGAGTGCAGACTTGGAATTTTTTATAGACAATATCACACAAATTAAAATGCTAGAAGGTAAGGTTTTGAGTTACTACAATGAAAAAATCGGAACAGCTTTAGAAAGAGAAATAAATGGATAACAAGCTAGATTGTGAAGATTGCAAAAAGTTTTTCTCTTCGAAAGACAAGTTAGATTATGATTGTGTATTTCAAAATGGTATTTGTAGTGAATGCTTAGTCAAAAGAGTAGAAAGGGGGATTGAATGGTAGTTGATGATAAATGGAATCACGATTGGGCTTTGTATGCAGGAGACGAGTTTATTACAATAGGAACATTGTATGAGATAAGTGAACGCACTGGTATTAGCTTAGACTCCTTAAAGATTTACTCAGGAAAATATCACAAAACACATTTTCCAAATGGGAAAGCTTTAATAAAAATAGAAGGTGACGAAGAGGGTGAAGTATGACAACACTAGAAAACGCAAAACAATGGTTCGTAGATCGTGGCCTCGAAAACGGAGGGCGGTTAGACAAGCAGTCACTCAAACTCAGTGAAGAGTTCGGAGAGTTATGTGCAGGCTATCTCAAAAAGAATGAGCAGTTAACCAAGGACAGTATCGGAGACTGTGCAGTCGTGATTGTTGGTCTGGCCTTACTGATTAAAACTGATGTGCATAAGATTTTTGAGGAATCGTGCTTTGTAAAAGCCGGAGATGTGATGGAATGTTTCAAATGGCTGAATACTAACATTAGTATTTTTCAATCGTATCAGAATTCAAGATACGAGAAAATGTGTCAACATAGTTTAATGTGTTCAATAGGCTACCTGAAATCAATCAGCAAGTCGCTAGGTTATAGCTTCGAAGAATGCTTTGAACTAGCATACCAAGAGATCAAAGACCGCAAGGGTAAATGGATTGACGGAACTTTCGTGAAAGAGGAGGATTTGAAATGAAAAAACTAGGTATTGTTTTAGGAGCGGTATTTGTAATCGTTGTATCGCCATTTGTGGTTCAGTATGGTTGGAATGAAATCATCACAACGATCGTTCCTGTCAGTAAAATTACAGTTTGGCAAGCATTAGGGATGGATGCACTACTATCTTTCATCTGGCCTGTGCTATCTAGCAAAAAAGAATCTGAAGAGGATTATTCATATGCTGTAAAAAGCAGTGTATCAAAAATTATTACATGTGCATTTTTGATATGGTTAGCTAGTTTGTTCATCTAAGGAGGATCTGCCAGATGATTGAAATAAATGATAAAAACTACGAAGTCCATAAAGTGAAATTCACAAAGAATGATTTAAAAAACTTAAAAAAAGGAGAAACACTTATTTACATCTCCGAAGAAGCTAAACAAGTTATAACTTTTAGTTTGGAGGATAAGGAATGAGATGCTTTAAAATTCTATGTGTTGTTTTATTCGCATTCTTCCTCGTAGCATGTCACCAGATTTCGAGTGGGACGGTGGTAGATAAGTACATTGATGAACCTCACACAACGTTCATACCTGTTGCGACAGGTAAAAGTTCTGTACTTGTGCCAACCAGAACTAAAAGAAAATACATTCTGGTCGTTTTAGGATATGCAGGAAATAAGCAGATCGAAGAAACATTTGAAGTGACGGCTAAGGAATACAAATATTATGAAATTGGCAATACGTTTATACAGGATGCCGTTTTAGAAATCGAAGGAGATAGAGAGTGAACATTCAGGGACTAATTGAACGCTATGAAAAATTTAAAGCTAGCAAGAAGAAATTGACCTCGGTTGATTTGGTTTTGAAAGATTTACAGTCTTTAGACGAACCAGAACCGTTGCCATTCAAATTAAAGGATGTTGTTGGTCGAATTAAAGGGTTTGATCCAACGACCCAGACAAGATGGCTCAATGACATCCTCAAAGAATTAGGAAGCGACTATGGTTTAATGAAATATCGCAGTGGTTACGAGCAAGGAAAAAGTGAGGGAGCATGGGTTGGCGAACAATTGAAAGATGCTGATAAGATTCGACAAGAATTGAATAAAGTGCTTCTACCTAATTTTATGGATGACTGGATTTTCGAATGCCAACTTTTAAAAAATTTTAGTTTGCGTGATGCACTAGATAGTAACACAATTCATCTCTACGCTAAAAAAAGCGAATTCGTGAAGAAATGGCTTAATGACAAAAACAACCAAGAACTTTTCGCTCGAGCGTGGTTGACTGACTATGAGGCCGAGAAAGAGCCAAAATATAAAGTCAAGTTAAAAAATACAGATGATTATCTAAATCAAACAGAAACTGGATTCCACTTTTTTAACAATGGGAAAAACAACGAAAAATTTACACGAAAGGAACTAGAATATTCTGGTTTTGGTGAAGTGTTTAATAGTCCACTATTTGAAGTGGAGGAGGTTGAGTGATGATACAAACACTTGAAGAAGGAATGAAGAATCAAAGTAAGCGCATAAAAATCCCAAGGGAAATCAGACCGTTTGATGTGGGTTATCGAATAGTAAATAAACACGGTCAAGCGCTTGCCTTAAAAAACGGAGCAAGTATATTCGCTTTACCTTCTCTAGCGGAAAAAGCTATAAAGAAAGAGTTTGAGAAAAATGATCCAGACTTTGATATCGAAAAACATTTTGTCGAAGAGGTCGCTATTGTCAATTTAAGTAAATTTCATAGTTATTTTGAGGAGGAAACAGAATGAAAAGATTTATCGCAATATGGATTTTATTGTCTGCCGGATTAAATATTTGGCAGAGTATCCACATTAAAAAACTAGAAGCAAAGCGTCCGATTGTCGTTTATAAAGCTGACAATCAAGGAGCAGAAATCAAAGGCAGAATCTTACAAAAGGAGAAAATTGGCGACATGTACACTATCACAGTACAAAATTACGGAGTGTTCGTAGTTACTAAAACAAACTATGAATCTCTCAAAATAGGAGATGAGGTAGGATTGTAATGACAAAGTACAAGAAACCAACTTACATCATCATTCAAGAAGCAATGGCAGAGCGCATTAGATTTCTGGAAGATGAACTGTATGAAAGGGCCTATAAGGATATTGAGAAACTAGAAGCTCAAAATGATTTCTTAAAAGGTCTTTGCAACAACCAACTTGAAATCATCATGGATTATGAATGGAAGCAGATGCAAGAGCAGGCTACATTCATAAAAGCTAATACAAGAAAGTGGAGAGCAAGATGCAACTAAGATTGAAAGAACTTAGAGAGGATCTATGTCTATCTGTAGGACAGATGGCGAAAGAGACAGGTGTTTCACAAAATACAATCCATTTGTATGAAAGAGGTGGATATCCGTCCATTAAGCAAATTGAAATGATTGCTAAAACCTATGATGTAAATCCTGCGTGGCTTGTTGGGTGGATAGATGATGAAATGATGCCTGGAGTCCAGGTCGTTGAAAAAGTGGTCTATAAAGAAAGTCCAACAGCAAGATTACCAGATTATTTCAACAACAATAACGATGGTAAGATTATCAAGTGGAAGCAGTCACGAAGATATCGAGGGGGTAGGAATTGAAGAAATTAAGCGACGAAGACCTCAAAACATTAGACAGAGAACTTTTCAAATTTCAAAACATTCAACGTACAATAGATTTGAGAAGGCTAGAATTAGAAACTCGAAACCCAGATGCTCAGAGTGGTCCTAGCGTAGGAATAAGCAAACCTACCGAAACTATCGCAATCAGAATCGCAGATGATCCAACCTTAAAATTTCTCGAAGGGTTCAAAGCTATTATTAACAAACTCCTGATCAATCTAGTTGATGAAGACAAGGAAATCTTTAATCTGCGCTGGAGGTATCCTCAACTTAGATGGGAAGAAATAGCAGAACAGAAATTCATGAGCAAAGCTACAATCTATCGACGTAGAAGGATTATCCTAGAGCAGTACGCTATTTTGAAAGGTGAGCTATAAATAAACATGAGACAAAAGACATCTTGAAGTCTCACAAAAAAAGGTTTATTATGATAGCATGAACTTCTGAAACAAAAACACACATTACATCTTAGGAGTCATCCTTAATTCTAGTCAGAAAAGTTGTCCAACAGAAGTATCGTCAAGAGTCAGCAAATGCTGGCTTTTTGTTTTGGGAAAGGAGGTAGAATATGGAATTTGTATCACCGATAAAAGATAATGACGACATTCAGGCAATGAAAGATTATCTCAGAGAGTGGAATGAGATGTATTATATGCTATTCATTACAGGCCTGAATACTGGTTTGCGAGTCGGAGATATACTTACCTTGAAAGTTAAAGATGTTCAAGGCTGGCACATCAAACTGAGAGAACGGAAGACTGGCAAGCAGATAACAAGACGGATGACAAAAGAACTCAAGAAAGAAATGAGAAGATATGTCGAGGGTAAACCATTTCATCATTTCTTATTCAAGAGTAGGCAAGGTCAGAATAAAGCGATCACTCGTGAGCGAGCCTATCAAATCATACATGAAGCAGCTGAAGAACTTGGCATTGATAATGTCGGTACGCATACAATGCGCAAGACATTCGGCTATAAATACTACAACAAGACAAAGGACGTAGGAACATTACAAAAAATGTTCAATCACTCATCACCTGCAATAACCTTGAGATACATAGGAATAGAACAAGCAGAGCTTGATGATGCTTTACGGAACTTTGTCATTTAAATTTTTTTAGATATTACTTTCACATAATGAGTTAAGCATAAACTGAAAAAATGAAACTCTTTAAAACCCATGCTTAGTAAGGGTTTGAGATTTAGAGTGAGTTTAACAAAATATAAGATATGTGAAAGTGAGAGGTAAAATTGGTATAGATGGAGGATGAAACATTGGGATTATTTTTAGGATATCTAGTTGTCTATTTTTTAACCTTAATTTTTTTAGTCGTTATTTTTGATTGGGGGAAAAGTGATGTATTAAAGTTAGTTGAGAATGGATTGATATTTCTTTTCTTACCACTCGTATTTGTTTTTGTATCGGCCTATGATTTTATAAACAAAATAAAATGAGACAAAAGGCATCTTGAAGTCTCACGAAAAAGAGTTTATTATGGTAGCATAGATTTCTTGTATGAGATGGGATAGGTCAAAGGCCTGTCCCATTTGCATTGAGAAAGGAGGTTTGAGATGTATAACAAACCTATCAGACCATCCTTGAGATCTAAGAAGTGGGAGAAGTTCCGTGATAGGATAATGCGTAAGCATGATTATCTTTGTCAAGAAAGTTTGCGTTACGGAATTTCTGTTCAAGCAGAAATGGTTCACCATATCTTTCCTGTATCTGAATATCCTGAACTTGAATTCGTTGAATGGAATTGTTTGCCGTTGACGAATAAGAAACACAATACGTTTCATGATAGAGTGAACGATAGAGTAATCAATCAAGGACTGTACTGGCAGAAAAAAAGAAAAAAAGAATTTTTAAATTTTTTCAAAAATGAAAAATGAAAATTTTTAGTCCCCCCCTCTTTTTGAAAAATCATTTTGGCCAGTAGGGTACCGGTGAAGGGAACTTTTTCCAAGTCGGGGGCCTTCAAACAAAAAGGGGGTAAAAACTAAGCGATTTTGACGAAAGGAGGTAGTTTTTGGCTAAACCAATTACAGCAAAGTCGATTAAGTCAAAAGTGGTCAAGCAGATGAAAGACTTGGGCACTTATCGTAAAGAGTTTGAAATGATCATTGACATCTTTGCAGGTATGCTATATCAGTATCAGAAACTTGCTCAAGATTATGCTGACATGGGTTATCCAGTAACAGACACCTACGTCAATAAGGCTGGTGCTGAAAATGAGCGCAAAGTTCCAATCTTGACAGCGATGGAAATTTTGAGGAAAGACATCCTCAGTTACTCTAATCAGCTGATGATGAATCCGAAGTCTCTCGGTGAGGTAGTAGAACAAGAGGGTGAGTCAGTTCTTACCGAGGTCCTGAAGTTCAAGAACGAAATCAAGAAGAAGCGAGTGACTGGCAATGGGTAATCTTGATAAAGCGAAAGAGTATGCTCGGCACGTCATTTCTCACAGAGAGGAACATTGCGAGGAGAACATTCTTGCAGCTGAACGTTTCTTGCGTGATCTTGAAAATCCTGAGTTTGAAATGGATGAGGAAATCGTTGATTTTGTTGTTCACTTCATCGAGAATACGATAGTCCATCAGCAGGGTGATGATATGTTTGCGGTGTCTATCCGTAACAAGCCATTACTCTTGCAACCCTGGCAACACTTTGTGGTTGTTAATCTATTTGGATTCTACTACAATGGGTCAAACGAGCGCAGGTTCAAAGAAGCGCTTATCATGCTTGCTCGGAAGAATGGGAAGACCTCATTTACTGCTGCAATCGCACTTGCTTATCAGATATTAGACACGGATAGTGGTTCAAAATGCTACATCGTTGCTAACTCAGTTAAGCAAGCGATGGAAGCCTTTGGATTCTTAAAATTCAATGTAGAGCGATGGAATGACAAGAACATTCGTATCAAGGATAACAACCAGGAACACTCAATCAGTGCTAACTTTGGCGATGAAGGTTCTTTCTTTATTCAAGCTCTGGCAAATGATGAGAGCCGTCTGGACGCTTTGAATGGAAACGTTGTTGTCATGGATGAAGCTCACACGATGAGGAACAGTAAGAAATATGGTCTTATGAAGAAAACAATGTCAGCATACCGAAACAGTATGCTTTTTGTTATCTCTACGGCTGGGGATATTCCTACAGGATTTCTTGCTAACCGTCTGAAATATTGTCAAAAGGTCCTTAAGCAATTGGTCAAGGATGATTCCTTGTTCATATTCATCTGCAAAGCTGACCAGACGACTGATGGAGACGTAGGCGATTATCTGGATGAGAATGTTCTTAAGAAAGCCAATCCCTCGTGGGGTGTTACGGTGTCGCTCAAGGCTTTGAAAGAAGAAGCAGAACAAGCTATGAATGATCCACAGACAAGAAATGAGTTTTTCAACAAGACTTTGAATGTATTCACAAACTCTATGAATGCTTACTTCAATCCTGATGAATTCATTGCTTCAGATAGTCAATACGATTGGACCCTAGAGGAGCTGGCACGTTTACCAATCCAATGGTACGGTGGTGCTGACTTGTCAAGATTGCACGACTTAACCGCTGCTGCTCTCTATGGTGTCTATCATGATGGTGAAAAAGATATTGATATCTGTATCACACACGCTTTCTTCCCTCGTGTCAACGCTCAGAAAAAGGCCAACGATGACGGGATTCCACTCTTTGGGTGGCAGTCTGATGGTTGGTTGACGATGAGCAACACTCCGACCGTCCTCTATGATGATATTGTCAAATGGTTCATCAAGATGAGGGAGAAAGGGTTCAAGATTGCTGCTGTCGGAATGGATAGGAAGTTTGGTCGTGAGTTCCTCACAAAAATGAAACAAGCTCGGTTCAAGATGATTGACCAACCTCAGCTTTTTTATCTGAAATCAGAGGGATTCAGACGGATTGAGTTCAAAGTTAAGAATAAAGAATTTTACTATCTTCATTCGGACGCTTATGAATACTGCGTGAGCAATGTTAGAGCAATTGAAAAGGTGGACGATGCGGTGCAATATGAGAAATTAGACGGTGACGGTGGTACTGCAAGAATTGACTTGTTCGATGCCAGCGTTTTTGCTTGTATTCAGGCTCTTGCTAACCTTGGCAAGAATCAGAATGTCATGAGCTTCTTTGATTAGGTGGGATATGAAAGATATTTTTTTACCACTGGATAAGCCTTTCCAGCTAGAGCTATCAATATTAGATCCTAAAGTTAATCCAGAACATTGTAGAATTGGACAGACTGAGAAAGAGATAATCGTTAATAGAAAGGAGGTGAGTAAAGATGGGGCTTTTAGATAGGTTTTTGAAACGTGGTAAGAGTCGAAGTGGAACGAATGTTATCACTCATTCAGATTTTGGTCTTTATATTGACGGTGATAGATATGTGCCTTTGGCTCGCAATCCTGATGTGATTACTGCGGTCAACAAGATTGCTGACATGGTGTCGAACATGACTATTCACTTGATGGAGAATACCGACAAAGGCGATATCCGAATAAAAGACGGACTGGCTCGCAAGATTGATGTAAATCCATGCGACAATATGACTCGCAAAACTTGGATTTTCAAGATTGTGCGTGACCTGTTGCTATTTGGTGACGGAAACTCAGTTCTTCATGTTGAGTATGATCCTGTGAATGATTATATTTTGAACTTGAGACCATTCGCAATGAGCGAAGTTTCTTTTAAAAGTGATGATGTTAGTTATATCGTGAATTATCGTGGCATTGACTACAACCCAAGCGAAGTCGTGCACTTTGTAATCAACCCAGATCCAGACAATCCATTTGTAGGGACTGGATATAGACTTACTTTGAAGGATATTGTTAGGAATTTAAATCTTGCAACTCAAATCAAAAAAGGCTTTATGAATGGCAAGAATGTTCCTAGCTTGATTGTTAAGGTTGATTCTTCGAGTGGAGAATTGGGCACGCAAGAGGGGCGAGACAAGGTCGCCAAGAAATACTTAACAACAAGTCAGGCAGGTGAGCCGTGGATTATTCCTGATGCTTTGTTGAGTGTCGAACAGGTCAAGCCATTAAGTTTAAAAGATATCGCTATCAATGAATCTGTTGAAATTGACAAAAAAACAGTTGCTGGACTTTTGGGAGTTCCAGCTTTTATTTTGGGAGTTGGTAGCTTTGACAAAGAAGAATATAACAACTTTGTCAATACAACGGTCATGAGTATCGCTACGACAATCACTCAGACCTTAACTAGAGACTTGCTTGTCTCAAATAATCGGTATTTCAAACTTAATGCTCGCTCGCTTTATTCGTATAACATTACAGAATTGTCTTCAGTTGCTGAACAGATGACCAAAAGTATGGCAATGCGTCGAAACGAGTGGAGGGATTGGCTTGGGATGCCACCTGATCCTGATATGGATGAGCTCCTCGCTCTTGAAAATTATCTACCGCAAGACAGACTTGGGGACCAAAAGAAATTGAAAGGAGGTGAGGAAGAGAATGAACAAACGGAATAGTTATCGTACTGCTCAATTCAAAACACGAGAAGAAGCTGACAGCGGTGATTTGATTTTGAGTGGGTACTTTATCAAGTTTGATGAAGTTACTGAACTATGGCCGGGCTACTTTGAGGTAATCAAACGTAAGGGTGTTGAAAAAGCCATCAAAGGAGCTGACATCAGGGCATTATTTAACCATGATGATAGTTTGGTGCTTGGTCGGACTGGTAATGGAACAGTCATTTTGGGAGTTGATGACATCGGACTTTACGGGGATGTCATCATCAACAAAGATGATCCGCAAGCTGTTGGGGCCTATGCTCGTGTTCAGCGTGGTGATGTGATTGGATGTAGCTTTGGTTTTATCCCAATTAAAATCAACACGGAAGAGCAAGCAGATGGTTCGTACCTGGACACTATCTTAGAATTAGAAATCTTTGAAGTGAGTCCATGTACTTTCCCAGCATATCCGCAAACGGAAATTGCTGCACGACAGAAAGACTTTGAAAGTCAACAGCGTGCCAATCGTGAATCGCTGGACAAGCGCAAGAAAGAAATTAAGGAGAAATTTAATCTATGCACAAATCATTGATTTTAGGCGCTCGTATGCGCAACAAAGCAGACAAAGTGGTAGAGCTTGAAGAATCAATCAAAGCATTGAACAAGCGTTCTGAACTTGAAGCTAAGAAATTGGAACAAGCTGGAACTGACGAAGAAGTTTCAGCGGTTGAAAAGAACCTTGAAGACATCCAGAAAGAATTGGATGAAAAGGAAGCAGAAAAAGAAAAACTTGAAAAAGAAATCGAAGATTTGAAAAATCAAGTTGAAGAATTGAATCGTAAGGCACCGACTTATCCAAGCAAAGAACATCGTGGAGGACAAAAATTGGAACAACGTGACGCAATTGCTAAATACATTCGTACTGGTCAAACTCGTGACATCGTAGGTCTGAAAACTACTGATTCAGGAAGCGCAGCTCTGATCCCTACTGAAGTTTTGAAACCTCATTTTGTTAACAAAACACGTAATCCGCTTTTGGATCTTGTGGAACGTGTGAAAGTTAACAGTGGATCTGGTAAATATCCAGTTATCAAGAAAACGGATGGTGTAATGGTTTCAACAGATGAATTGAAATCAAATCCAGAACTCGGAAAACCAGCAATCAGCGAGATTGATTATTCAATCAAGACTTACCGTGGATATGTCCCTGTGTCACAAGAAATGATTGACGACGCAGACTATGACATCATGTCCATTGTTGAAGACGAAGTGTTCAATCAAGGTGAAAACACTGAATTGTCATTAGTTACAGCTGTCCTCAAAACAGCTACCCAAGCAGATGCGGCTGGATTTGATGGTATTAAAGATATCTACAACAAGAAGCTTAAATCAATTTATAAAGCAAGCATCGTTGTAACTAAGTCAATGTTTGCTGCGCTTGACAAGGTGAAGGACAAAGATGGGCGCTACATGCTTCAAACTGATGTAGCTTCACCTACTGGCTATTCATTTGGTGGGAAAACAATCTACAAAGTAGATGACACAGTGTTTGGAAACGAAGGAGACATGAAATTCTTCATCGGAGATGTCAATGAGTTCGTCAAAGAGTTTGACCGTGCTCAAGTATCCGTTAAATGGGTGAACAATGACATTTACGGACAATTGCTTGGGCTTTTTATCCGTTTGGATATTAAGAGAGTAGATGAAGAAGCTGGATTCTTCGGAACTTACACTGATGTTGTAGCTTAAGGAGGTAGCGTATGAGCTATAAAGTAATCCGTCCTTTCAAGGACTTGGCTGATCCTGAAAAACATGACTATGCTGTTGGCGATATCTTTCCTCGTGAAGGATATGAGCCCACAGATAGCTTTACCAATGGCCTTTTGACTGGTGCTAACACTGCTGGCTCTATCTTCCTTGAGGTTTTGGGAGATGATGAGCCTAAGAAACCAGCTCCTGAAACAAAAGAAGTTAAGGAAGAGCCCGCAGTTGAGCAGGAAGAAACAGTTAAGGAAACTACTGAAGAGCCTGCTAAGGAAGTTGAGGAGTAAGCATGGATGAAGGTCAGCTTTTAGAATTGCTGAAGCTTAAGTTGGGTATTTCAACTCACTTGAGAGACAAGCCGTTAAAAAAAATCATTTCAAGTGTCATCACTGAATTGACCGATAATCTCGGTATCGAGCTTGTTGGTGAGCGTGCTGACCATGAAATGTTTATCGTTGACTATGCTGCTTATCGCTATGAGGGTGGGGTGGATATGCCACGTCACCTTCAATGGCGACTGCATAATTTACAACTAGCATCAAAGAAAGAGGTCAAGAATGTGGAATCATGAAATCACGCTGATCTCTAAAAAAGTCACAGGTAAGGATAAGTTACTACAACCAATCTCTGAAGATGTCGAAGTTACTCTCTTATGTCGCAAAAAACGAGTTACTCGCTCTGAATTTTATCAAGCAAATCAGGCAGGTCTAAAACCGAGCTTGGTCGTTGAGATTCGAAATTTTGAGTATGAGAATCAAGAGTTTGCGAAGTTTGAAGGTAAGCAATATCGCATTTTAAAAACCTATCCTATCGATTCTGAAATTTTAGAGTTGACTTTGTCAGAGGTCTTGAAATGAGTAATGACCTTGCTGATTTGATTGCGAAAGAGCTTGCAGCTTACTCTGATGAGGTTACTGAAGAAGTGGATAAGATTGCAGAGCAAGTGGCTGATGAGACTGTTGATGAGTTGAAAGAGACAAGTCCGAAACGGTACGGAAAGTATCGTAGAAGTTGGAAAAAGAAGAAGTTGGCCAATGGCTCTTTCGTAGTGTTCAACGCAGTTGCAAGTCTTACTCACATACTTGAGAACGGGCACCTTTCAAGAAATGGTGGTCGTGTCGCTGGTATCGTCCACATCAAGCCAGCTGAAGAAAAAGCAATTCAGAACTTTGAGAAGCGTATCAAGGAGATTGGAAAATGAAGCTATCAGACTTTGCTGCTATTTTGGAACAGGTAAACTTGCCTGTCACCTATCGAGCGTTTAAAACTGGGAACGCTCCTGACCTACCTTACCTGGTCTATTATGAATCAAGTCCAGCCATCAATGCAGCTGATAACACGGTTAATCATCAGATTAAGAGCGTGACAGTTGAGCTGGCTTTTGATAATAAGGATGAAGATTTGGAAGAACGTCTGGAAGAACTGTGGACAACCCACGAGCTCTTTTTCGATGTTCAAGAAGAAACATTTATTGAGACTGAAAGACTCTATGTCAAGTCTTATACGGTCTATCTATATTAAGGAGGAATGACATGACTCAAGAAAATAAAGTAACCTTTGGTTTAAAAAATGTTCACGTTGCGCCAATTAAATCAATTGGTGCAGATGGAGTGATTGCTTACGATGAAATTTTCCGCTTTCCTGGAGCAATGGAATTGACATTGGATCCAAAGGGTGAATCAACACCAATCAAAGCAGACGATATTGATTATCACTTCATGAACTCAAATGAAGGGTATGATGGGAAATTAAAAATCTCTCACATTATTGAAATGTTTGCGACTAAGATTTTGGGTGAAATCAAAGATGCTCAGACAGGTGTTTTGACTGAAAAAGCTGATGCAGAATTCACATCATTTGCCTTGATGTTTGAATTTTCAGGGGACAAGAATAAAACACGTCACGTCCTTTACTACTGTTCAGCGAGCCGTCCAGGCAATGGTTCAAAAACTAAAAATGGTACAAACGTCAACGAGCGTGAACTTGGCTTTA